AGCACAATTCATTCGAGGCAGAAGAGGGTTGTAATGATGACTTGGCAATGTGTCTTGTCATTTATGCTTGGTTAGTCCAAATGGACTACTTCAAAGAGTTGACCGATCAGGACGTAAGAAAAAGATTATACGAAGAACAAAAAAATCAAATCGAACAGGATATGGCACCATTTGGTTTTATGGATGACGGACTCGGTAGTGATAGTTTCACCGACGATGATGGAGACAGATGGTTCAAAACAGATGAATATGGCGATAGGTCATATATGTGGGAATATAGATAATGGATTTAGATGGTCAAATAAAACTTGGTCATCTTCTCCTTCAAGATAGGAGGTGTAGGGTTTGTGGAGAAACTAAAAATTTAGTAGAGGACTTCTACAGAACAAGAAAAGATAGAGGTGCAGTAGCGTCATCATATTCATATGAATGCAAAGAATGCACAGTAAAAAGAGTGTCAAATAGCAATAAAAAATGCACTAATGACTGGCAATATCCAGATTGGTAATTCACGTCTTGTTTCCCCACTGAAAACATAGTTTTTAATAAATATTTTCAGATAAACTGAGACCACGGAGAAAAACACATGGCGACTCCTCAATTATCTCCTGGAGTATTGACAAGGGAGGTTGACCTTACAGTAGGAAGAGCTGATAATGTTCTTGATAACATTGGTGCTATTGCAGGACCATTCAAGATTGGACCTATTGACGACCCCATCGATATCCAAAACGAGACAGATTTAATCAAGGTATTTGGTAAACCCATCAGTACAGATGCTCAGTACGAGTACTGGATGAGTGCAGCAAACTACCTCCAGTATGGTGGCGTCCTTAAAGTTGTAAGAGCAGACGGATCTAATCTGAATAACGCTAACGCTGCAGTTTCTGCCGAATCTACAACGTTAAAGATCAAGAACTACGACAACTACTACGAGTCACATGCTGGTGCTGGTGTTACCTATACTTGGGCAGCAAAGAACCCAGGAACTTGGGCAAACAACCTCAAGGTTTGTGTTATTGACGGTGTAGCAGACCAGATCATCGGTGTTAACACCACCAGTCTTGCTGGTGCTGGTGTAACAGTCGGAACTGGAGTTACCGCTAATATCGGTGCTGTTCTTGCTGGAAACGGAACAACCGAAACCTTCAACGGATATCTGAAAGGAATCGTTGTTGGAATGACCACCAACACAACAAATGGTGCTCTCTCCACAGTTGAAATTAAGATCGACTCCAGAGTTTCTACTGCAGGAACTGAGACCAAGATTGACTACGCAGAAGGTGCTGTTGGTTCAGCATTCCAGGCAAGTTCAACACTTACTTTTGGTTCGGCAGTTGGTGCAGCAGCAACCGCAACTGCATCTTCAGTTAGAGACTGGTATGATGATCAGACTCTGGGTCTGACAAATTCCACGATCTATTGGAAGTCACTCGCACCAAAACCAGCAACTTCTAACTACGCAAGTCTGAGAAAATCACATAACGACGAAATTCACGTTGTTGTTGTAGATGATCTTGGTGCTGTAACTGGAGTTCAAGGAAACGTTCTTGAGAAGCACGTTGGTCTTTCCAAGTCGTTTGATGCAATCTCCGCAGTAAATTCTCCACAAAAGATTTACTACAAGAACTACCTTGCAGATTTCTCCGAAAATGTCTTCGCTGGATACAACCTCTCCAACGGACCTATTTCCACCTCTAATGGTCGCAGTAATCCTGTTGCAACTGGATTTACAGAACTTGCAAATGGAAGTGCATCATTTACTGCTGTTTCATCTGGAGACGGTCTCTGGGGTCTTGACGCACAAGGCGTAACATTCGCTGGAGTCGGAAACATCTCCTACACTCTTAAGGGTGGTGTTGATTATTCCACAGCAGGTGGAGCAAAAGCAGAACTTTCTGATCTGATTACTTCATACGGATTGTTCGCTAACCCAGATGAAATCCAAGTTGATTATCTCATCATGGGACCAGGATGCACTGATAAGCAAGATTCGCAAGCAAAGGCGAACTATCTGATCTCTGTTGCTAATGCAAGAAAAGATTGCATGGCAGTTGTTGGTCCACACAGAGCAGACTTGGTTAACGTAACCAATTCTACAACCCAAACTGACAATCTTCTCGAATACTTCAACCCACTCATGTCTTCGTCCTACGCGACGTTCGACAGTGGTTACAAGTATCAGTACGATAGATTCAACAATCAGTTCCGTTACGTGCCTTGTAACCCTGATGTTGCTGGTTTGATGGTTCGCACAAGTCTGGTTGCTTTCCCATGGTTCTCGCCCGCAGGACAGCAACGTGGTGTTATCAACAATGCAATTAAACTTGCATATAACCCAAGCAAAGCAGAAAGAGATCGTCTCTATCCTAAGAGAATCAACTCTTTCATCACCCAGCCGGGTCTTGGAACTCTCCTCTTCGGTGACAAAACTGCTCTCGGATATAATTCTGCATTCGACAGAATCAACGTCCGTCGCTTGTTCCTCACCATCGAGCAAGCACTGCAAAGTGCAGCAGAGGCACAACTCTTTGAACTGAACGACGATATCACTAGAGCAAACTTTAGAAACATCGTTGATCCATTCCTCCGCGACATTGAAGCGAAGAGAGGTCTCTATGGATTCTTGGTAATCTGTGACGAAACCAATAACACACCTGATGTTATTGATAACAATGAGTTCAGAGCAGACATCTTCCTGAAGCCTGCTAAGTCGATCAACTACGTCACGTTGACCTTCGTTGCTACCAGAACTGGAATCAGTTTTGAAGAAGTAGCAGGTAGAGTTTGATCATTAAATTATAAAACAACGGAGGATTTCTAAAAATGTCAAACTTACGTACAATTTCCGATTTTAAAGGTACTCTCAAGGGGGGCGGCGCACGCCCCAATCTATTTGAAGTTTCTATTCCAAACTTCCCAGCAGCAGCAAAAACTGGTCCTGGTGCAGGATGGACAAATGACGATCAATTAGAGTTTAGATTCATGTGTAAGGCAGCAAATATGCCTGCATCAAACGTAGCATCAATTGATGTTCCTTTTAGAGGAAGAATTTTCAAAGTTGCTGGCGACAGAACCATCGATAACTGGACTGTTACCATCATCAACGATGAAGATTTCTCTCTGAGAAACAGATTTGAAGCTTGGATGAACGGTATTGCCAGATTGAGAAACAATACTGGTGCTACTAATCCAGCCGAATATATGACCAGTGCTCAGGTAATGCAACTTGGAAGAGGTGCTGATAAGGGAAGATTCTCAAAAACACACAGCAATGCTGCTGGTGGATCTGCAGTCAAACCACTGAAGAGTTACACCTTTGAAGATATTTTCCCAGTCAATGTTTCTGCTATTGATCTTTCATACGATTCTAGCGATACCATCGAAGAGTTTACCGTTGACTTTGCAGTCAATAACTGGTATTCAGGCGCAGGTGGAGCTGCTGGTGTTGCAGATCAAACTGGCGTAGCGATGAACTGATAAATAAGAGAAGGCAAATCTCTCGTATATTAAATAATGTCCAAGTTATTTGGGTTCTCTATAGAGGACAACGAACCACTCTCACCGTCAGCGGTCTCCCCCGTTCCTCCCAACAATGAGGACGGGGCTGACCACTACATGAGTAGTGGTTTTTTTGGTTCATATGTAGATATTGAAGGTATCTACAGAACAGAATTTGATTTGATTAAAAGATATCGTGAGATGGCACTGCATCCAGAATGCGATAGTGCCATCGAAGATATTGTAAACGAGGCTATTGTTTCTGATAGTAATGATAGTCCTATTGAAATCGAGTTGTCAAATCTGAATGCCAGTGATGGCATCAAGACTCAAATTCGTAAAGAATTTAAGCACATTCTTGATCTTTTAGATTTTGATAAAAAAGCGCATGAGATTTATCGTAACTGGTATATCGATGGTCGCATTTATTATCATAAAATTATCGATCTAAAGAATCCCGAAGCAGGTATTCAGGAACTTCGTTATATTGACGCAATGAAAATGCGTTATGTTCGTCAACAAAAGAAGAACGACAATAAAAAAATCAGTCCCGTTCAACAAATTAGAAGTGATAATCCCATGGATTATGACTTCCCAGAAATTCAAGAGTATTTTGTTTATAATCCCAAAGGTACATATCCAACTGGCAACCCAATGCAGACGGGTGCTGGTCAAGGTATCAAAATTGCTAAAGATGCAATCACCTATTGTACTTCAGGTCTTGTAGATAGAAATAAAGGCAATACACTTTCTTATCTCCACAAAGCAATCAAATCACTCAATCAACTGCGTATGATTGAGGATTCACTGG